GCGACCTGGATGATCTGCCAATCGCTCGCCGGAAGGGGTATAGCGATTATCTCGTCAGACATTCACGCCCCCGCTATAATGCGGAGTGGGAGGGTGCAGGAACACCGCTCCCGCTCCTGACCAAGCAAAGGGACGAGCTCTGCTATGGCTGACATCACTTTAGACAATTTACACGACGAACTCATGGCCTTCCGCAATGAGGTCAAGGCTGACTTTATCCGGCTAGAGGCGAAGATCGACGGCAAGCCGTCGCTGATGGCGATGTTCACCGGCATCATCGTCGTTGTGTTTGGCATGGCCGGTGTGATCGCGTCCACGATCGGCACGCTCCACACGCTGGGGATGCTGCGATGACCGACGTTTCGCAATTCTCCGCACTGATAGCGCTCTGGGCCGTAGGGTTTGGCCTCTTTGCATTCATGTTCCAAAGGCTCGAAAGTCGGCTCGAAAAGCGTATGGATCGGCTCGATACCGATATCAAGGATCTTCGCCGTGACCTCGCCGAGGAGTTCCGCGCGCAGCGCGCCGAGGTGAGCGCCCAGGTGGCGGCGATTGCCGCGGCAATCAACGCGAGCCGAGGCTGAGCTATGCACACATTCGGAATGATATGTCTCGGTGCGATTATCGCGGAAGGCACGCTCGCGCTGTTCCTGCTGCTGCGCATCGCCGCCAAAGTCGGCGCGTTGGGTTAGGAGCGCTGAGCGATGGCGGACACAAACGACCTGGTGAGCGAACTGCGTGGTCTGCGTCAGGATTTCCGCGATGAGATCGGCGGTCTGCGCAAGGATCTGCGCGACGACTTTCGGCTGCTTATCGGGCGACAAGACCGGCAGTTCTACATACTGCTGTCCATCATGCTCGGCGGCTTCGTCACCGTACTCGGCACAATAGCGCACGGCTTTAAGTGGATCTGATTGATGTCGCGACACATCCCCTTGGACAAGAGGATCATCCAAGAGTGTCTCTCGGGTGATCCAAACACTGGTTTGGTAAATTGGCGAGAGGATCGGCCCGAGAGACACTTTCTCTCTACACGTGGACGAAAGAACTGGCGCGCGCAATTTGGCGGCAGGCGCATCTGAGCTATGCCCGACTATGACGAGCTCGGCAGAAAGCTGCCGCCGGTTCCAATGTTCGACCCGCTTCCACCAGAGCTGATGCGCAACATGCCGCCTTGGGTGCATAAGCTGCAGAAAGTCGCCTACTGGCTTATGCTGCCCTGGGGGATCATGCTGTTCATCATACTCTTTGCGTTCCCGCTGCTGCAGCGTTTTGGCGTCTTGTAGCCTCATCGCTGCTGCCCCTGGTTGGTGAGCAGCGGGTTGGTTGCGACCGTGGGACCGGCTACCCTCGACAACAGCGGATTAAAAGTTTGCCGCACGGTGCTCATCGCCGCGCCAGGCCAGCCGGATTCGCTCGCGAGGTTCGGGCCAAAGCGCAGGCCGCGCCCCAAGAGCGCCGAGGTTGCCCACGGCGCCGCGCCGGCAATGACCTGGTCGATGCCGGCTGGCGCCAGGTAAGCCAGGCCCGCGCCAAGGCCGCCCTCGCCGCTCATCAGCCCGAGACCCTTTGCGGTGAGCAACTGGCGGCCGGTGCCCGATGATTTCAGCTCTGCGAGCGGGCCAGAGAGTACGCGCTGAAGCTTTGCCATCTCGCCGGTTTGATCGAATCCTTGCTGGATGATGCGGCGCGCGACGCCGGCATAGGTCGCATCATCGAGTTCGCCGGTTTTGTTGACCAGCGGTTCGACTGTCTTCATCACCTTGTAGATGTAACGACCGTTAGTGAAGTCCCTGACCGCCTGCGGGTTCGAGGTCGAGCGCTGCGCCGCGTCATAGACCGCATCCTTGATCTGCTGCGCGAATCCTTTCTCGGCGCCCGTGCCGTTCTCGAGCATGTTGTCGAGCGAGCCGCCTTTTTGCACGAGATCGGCGATCGACTGGCCTGGCAACGTTCCGGCGTTGTTGGGCCGCGCCATGATATTCCACAGCTTGTCGATCTCGCTGGTGACGCCGGTGATCCCGCGATCGGCAGCTTGCTGGTGCAGATCGGCCAGGCGGTTGGTGAAAATCGCGTCGGTGTTGCCATTGATGTCGACATTTTTGATCCGATCCATGAGCTGGCCGGAAGCCGCCCGCGCCTGGCGCAGGGTCGCCTGGTCGAGGTTGGGGCTGTCGATGCCCATGTTACGGTTGATGATAGTATTGATCCGCGAACGGTACTGCGCGTCGAGCGCTGAGGCGCCACTACCGGGCGTGTAACGCGTCACGTCCTCGATCTGCTTTGCCCGCCCGCCATAGCGGTCGCCCATCGACAGGTTAAAACCGAGGTCATCAGCATCCTGCACTGCTTGCCGCACCGGCCCGCTTGCGAGCTTGGCGCCGGCCTCGCCCAGGATGCCGTGCAGCGCCAGCGCGCCAGCGCCACCTTCGCTAAAGGCCTCGCCTGGCGCCTTATCGGGCGAGGTCATCACATTCTGGCCGCCGCCCTGGAGCACCGTGTTGACAAAGGGCACCGCCCGCTGGACGACGGCGGGCGCGTATTCGGCAGCGCTCATCGCCGCCTTACCGACTGGCCCAAGGAAGGGAATCGTCGCAAAGAGATCACCGACTACGTTGCCGGCTTTATAGGCAAGGCTGCTGCCATACTGCCGCTCATTCTGCGCCTGCTCGGCCTTGAGGCGGTTTGCGGTAGCGGCCAGTTGGTCGGGCGTTGCGCCGCCGACTGTGCCGCCGCCAACAGCAGAAGGCAGCGGTATCTGCGGCGCCGCACGGTCGATCGCCGCGAGCGTCGGGTTGGTGTTGGCGTACTGCGCAAATTCGGTTGCCGAACGCGCGACATCCCGCGGTCCCTGCAGAGCGCCGGCGAGAACGGCCTGCGCTGTAGGCGAACCAAGCAGATAATTCATCGGTGGCACGTCGCTCACCAGCGGGTTGTACGCCTGGCGCCACGGATCTGTGATGTTGCGTTGCGTCCAACTCGGGGGGGCGGGCTGCGAGATCGGCGTGCCTTCGATCTCCTGCGGCGTCGCGGCAGCGGTTGCAGGGGCCGTAGGAACTGCTGGAACGGGCTGAGCTGCAGACGGCTGACCGGCCTCGGGAATACCGGCGACAGGTTCAGGCGAGACGGGCGCCGCTCGGGCAGGCGGCGGGCTGAGCGCACCGGCAAAATCCGGTTTGTCCGATGCGGGCGCGGCAGGCGCTGCTTTTGTTGTCGATGCACCGCCCGTCAGCGCACCGGCAAAATCGGGCTTGGTATCCGGCACGCTCGACAGCGGTTCGCCGACATGCTTTTCGATCTCGTCGATATTCGATCCGGCGAGATAGTTGCCCGCCCCTGGCACCGATTTCGGCAGGAAGGGGCTTGGCGTCGCCACAGGCTTCATCGTGATCTTGATGCCGCCTTGGTCGCCGCTTGAGGCAGCAGGCTTTTGCAGCGCCTGGTAGCGCGCGAGCACGCTATTGGCATAACCAGCCTTGCCGCCCGAATCGCCGCCATAGGCTGAGAGCGCCGAATGCAGATCGCCGCCGTAATACTGCAACAGATCGTCCATGTAGCGACCGGCACCGTAGATCGACGATTTCGGGTCGTTGACATTGACGCCGTAGCGCGAAGCGGTCTCGGGGATGAACTGCATGACGCCACGGGCACCGGCCGAGCTGGGGCCGATGTTCTGCCCCTCGTCGCTTTCCTGCTGGGCGATGGCGCGCAGCAGCAGCGGGTCGATATTCGCGGCCAGGCCCGCGCCCTGGTAGAGGCTGGTGTAGTCCGCCATCAGGGTGAACCTGGCCTATAGCTGCCGTCAGCGTCCTGCGTCACCCAGCCCTGACTGCCGGCGTACCGCAGATCCTTCTTGAATTGCTCCTTCTGATTATCAGGAACGGCCTTGTAGATCTCCTGCTGCGCCTTGAGGTCGGGTGCATTCGCCATCCAGAAGACGCGGCGATTGAACTTGCCGCCGGTTGCGGTATCGCTCGAGGTATAGAAGTGGTCGTTCGCCCACTCGTTAAAGCGGTCCGGCGACCAACCGGCCTTCTGCGCCTGCGCCCAGGCCTTGCCGACAACCTCGATCGCCTGCTGGTTGCCCTGCAACATGTGAATGAGGTTGAGGTTGCCCTGCGAGCTGATGCCACCGCCCGGCCGCGAAGCTTCGGAAAGTTCCTGCCTGGCATCAGTCGGGCGTCCGAGGCCTTGAAGTTGATAGCCGGCAAGGAGCGCAGCGTTCTTGTTGAACTCTTCCTGTGCCGCCTGAGCCGAGGCCTGGTTCGGGTTGTCGCCCGCGCTGCGATCAGGCGTAAGTCCGAAATTGATCAGCGCCTGCCGCAGCCCGCTCAATTGCTGCGCACCAACGCCGGTCGTGGCACCCTGCCGGATGTTCGATTCCATATCCGAGAGCGTCGGCTTGATGTCCTGCGCCTGCGTGATCTGGGCCTGCAGTGCATTTGCCGCATCGGTCGAAGCGTCTGCAGTCTTCTCGTAACCGCGCCTAGGCGTCACGCCGACACCGCCGGCACTGGGGTTTGGCGGCGGCGGTTGTACCCAATCCGGCCCTGTCGCAGGCGCTTGAGGAGAAGCAGCAGGCTTGGGATAGCGTCCCGGTTCAGCACCGCCTGCTCCATTGCCTCCGCCAGGCGCCGGCGGCGCGGTGATGTTGGTATTGAATTGCTGATATTGCGGATTGTTGTGGAGGAACCGGATCGCTTCGCCGAGCGGCATCTGTGCGGTCTGGCCGCCGCCGAGCTGAACAGGAACCAGTTGGCCCGCCGTGTCGGGCGTCATCGTCGTCGTGACGACCGGGGCCGCAGCCGGGTTGCCGCCTCGCGCAAAGGGAGCGGTCTGGAAGATATAGCCGCCCGCGCCCTCGTAATGCGGTGAGAGCGCATGCATTGCCGCGTCGTTGCCGATGACGGCGCCCTGGATGATGCTGTTGGCGTTGCCGCCCTGCGGGATCTGCGCAATCTGCCCCGAGACGCGGCCATAGAGCTGGTCGTTGATGAGGCCCATTTTGTGCGCCTGGTCGAGCTGCGCCTGCGCCTCGGCCCCGGAAATCTGCTCGCCGTTGGCGATGCGCTGGGCAAGCGGCGTCATAAACTGTCCGACCGCCCCGAGCTGCGCCATCTTGGACTGCACATCCGCCGTCGTGCCTTGCCCCACCGCGCCGACCGCATGTCCCGCCTGCTCTGTCTGCGGGCCGAACAGCCACGCACCCGGTCCCTGCGACATCAGCGCCTTGTACTTGCCGAGATCTACTTCGCCGGTGACCGGGTCGACGCTCTGCCGGTAGGCATCGGCACTCGCCTGATTCGCCTGAAAGCTCTTCAGGGCGTTGACGCCCTCGACGGTCTGGCGCAACTGATCCATCGGATTGGGCGGGTTCATCAGCCGGTTGACCAGCGCCCCGGTTGAGGAAACATCGATGCTGCTGCCCATCAGCCGGTTCCCACACTAGCGCCGGGGCTGAAGTAAAAGCCCTGGTTGTTCACCGCCGCGGCCTGGGCTGCATTCAGTCCCGAATAGCCTGTCGGTTGCGTCACGCCGAGCGTGCTACCACCGCCAAGGAGCGCCGCCGAGGTCAACGCATTGCCGAGACTCGAGCCGAAGCCAGTTAGCCCCGCGCCCTGCAGGTTGGCCGCGCTCTGCTGCGCCTGGGCGATGCCCGCGCTCGTGTTGGCGACGGTGCTGCCGATCTGCTGGCCCGCAGCCGTCGAGGCCTGCGCCCCGGTATTGCCGGCGCCGACCGCAGCGCTGGTCAGCGCATTGGCCGAGCCGGAGCCAAAACCGGCGAGGTTATAGAGCATGTTGTAGCGGTTGTTCTGGTTCGTCCAGTAATTGGATAAGTAATTGTTGTAATACGTATTCGCGAGGTTCTCGGCGTAAGTGCTGGCGCCTTTTAGGGCAGCTCCGCTGACACCAAGCCCCTGCGCCGCGGCGGCGTTCTGCGTGGCTTTCAGCCCCTGGTCAAGGGTGAAGGAGTAGCCCGGCAGTTGCGTCATGTCGGTGAGGCTGGGCATTCCGCCAAGCGCACCGATGCCGACCTCTTTGGAAAGCCCCAGATAATTGCCGAGCCCAGTGTCCCAGAACGGGTTCTGGTAAAACTGCGCCTCGCTGAAGCCCAGCTGCTCCTGCGCGATCGCGTTCTGCTGCATCTGCAGCTCGGCCTGGGTTGCCGCCTGCTGCGCCTGCGCCTCGGTCTGCGCCGCAGCCTGTGCACCACTGGCGGCCGTGCTGCCGCCGACCAGGCTGCCGATCCCCGAAATGGCCGATCCGCCGACGACCGCCGCCGCTACCATTTCATCCCCCGATCCATTTACTAAACCAGCGCTCGATCGGCACATAGCCGAGCTTCACAAACAAGGCGCTCACATCCTTGTGCAGCTTGCTGCCCGCATAGATGCGCTTGACGCCGCGACGCCGGAGCTCACGCTCGACCGCACGGAAGAGGCGGAGGCCTCCCATGCGCCCTCGTACCTCGGGCGCCAGCCAGAAGATGTCCATGCGCGCCTCGAGGGTCGAGCGGTAGTGCAAACCCGGCTGCACCACCATGCAGGAATAGCCGACGAGTTTGCCGTTTTGCCGCATGGTGACGACGCTGAGCGCACCCATCGCCTCGAGCGAGGCATAGCGTCGCCAATCGGGATCGAGGGGCACGCACTCCTGGTCGAGCGCGATCTCCTCCCAGTGGCGGTATAGGAGAGGCTTCGCCTCTTCTATAACCGCGCTGAACGGCTCGACCTGGAGGCTCAGGTGCTCCATTGCCGGCCTCCGTCGTCCTGCAGATCGACAAGCAGATGAATCCTGTCGTCGGCGCTGTTGTTCTCGGCCGAGTGCACGGCTTTGTGGTTGAACCAGTAGACCTGCCCGGTCTGCATCTGGATCGTCTCTTCGCCGCAGTGAAAGAGGCATCCCGGTTGCCCCTGGACGCAGACGTGGAAGCGCAGGCCGTCATCGCGCAGCGCGTATTTTCCGTAATCGTCGGCATGCGGCAGGATACGGCCCCCGGGCGGCAGGCGGGCGATGATGACGCGACCGAGATGGATGCCGTTGAACCGCGTCATCAGCGACCACACCGCGGCGTGGGCCTCGGGCAGTTCGTGCCAGGCCGGGTACATGCAAAGCGCGAGGTCATCGACCACAGCCAAGGGATCGCTGTTGCCCTGATGAAGATCGGGCCGCGAGTAGCGCAGCAGGATGTCCGACATGCCGCCAAAGGGCGTGCCCTCGAAGGTCGTGCGGTAGGTGTGCTGGTCCCACAGTTGCGGGCGGCGCACCAGCGCCATCTGCAAGGGCAGCATGTCGAGGGTGCCGAGGTTGAGGAAATTCCTCACGCGCCCGCCTCCACCAGGCCAAAAACGTTGAGGTCGATCGAGGTAACGTTGGAATTGCCGCCACCGCTGCATCCGACAACAAGATCGACCCAGTACTGAGTGCCGGCGACGAGGCCGGAAACGATGCCGCTCTCCGAAAAGGGCGTCTGCGCATTGGCGGTTGGACTGGTGTAACTGATGAGCTGCGAGAGGATATTGCCCGGCGACGAGCCAGGCGCCGGCAGCGCTCCGGTGCCCCAGGAAAGAACCGCAAGTGCGGTGCTGCCGGCATTGGCAGCTCCCATCTGCCCGTCGATGGCGACAAAAGCGCGGTCGTTCCCTGCCGGTGCGGTAAAGCTTATTCCAACTCCGAGAGTTATTGCACCGCCAGTACTCTGTGTCGGCGGCGACGGGGTTTGCCGGGAAGCCGAGAATTGTCCCGCCGCAAGCACGCTCTGCAACTGCGCGACCTGCTGCTGAAGCGCTTGAATATCGCTATAGAGCCCGTAGAGAAAGCGGAAGGAGACCGGCGCCAGAACGCCCGTCGTGGGGTCGACAAAGGACGGCTCGACCGGCGAGATCATGCCTTGCGAGGCGTAGCGTCCCGCTGCGGTCGAAACGGTGGCGATGCCGCTACGCGGCGTTGGCGGCGGCGGGCTGGCCATGGCCGTCCCCCTGCATCACGACGTTGCCGTTGTTGTCCAGGAGCCGCCAGTAGGTCGCGCCCGGCGGCATCTGCGGTTCCTTGCCCTCGACCAGGTCGCGCACCACCCAATCGGGCGCGCTCCTGCATTCGAGCCGCTCGCCATCGGCCATCACCTCGCATTTGAGCGGCAGGGCGCCGTTGTAGAAGGCGACCACCGCCCACGAGCCGGCGTGGCGCTGGGTTTCGCGCAGGAGGCGCCGCTCGAGGCTGGTCGAAAGATAGATCATGTGCCTTGCGCTATCCCGTCACTGTAGGCGCCGTTCAACGCGAACTCCCCGTTGCCGGACCAGGTCGCGCGGTAGACGCGGTCGCGGCCGTAGCCCAGGCGGCGCCACAGATACTGCCCGTTGGACTGGTTGTTGACGGTCTGGTTGACCGGGCTGCCATAAGTCAGCCCGGCGTCGTCCGACCAGTCCAGTGCGACCGTATCGGGCGACATCTGGTTCCCGGCCATCGAGAGCGCGAAGCGCTGGTAGGCGATGCGCTGGCCGTCCTGCTGCTGGTGCGGCCAGGAGCGCTGGCGGGTGATGGCGACGCCATTGTCGGTGTAGGTATTGCGCTCGAGGTAATAGATCCGCGGCCCCGTCCGGTCGCCGACCAGGGTCTGGTTCTCGGCATTGGTGACAAAAGCGGTCGCGCCGTAGCCGCACATGCAGTTCGCCAGCCAGGCGTTGGCGGTGCCGCCGTAGGTGCGCTTGTGCCACATCTGGGTCGAGGCGTCGTAGGCCCACCAGGCGTTGCCGCTGGGAAAATACATGCCGATGGTTTCGTGGCCGCCCAATTGATAGGCCATGCCGACCGCATCGGCGAGCGTGGGGTACTGCGCCCACTCGTCCTCGACCGCGAAAGTCGAGACGCGGCGCGCGGCGTAGCCCTCGCCGCGCATCATCATGTTGCGGCCCCAGCGGTCCTGGCTGAGCCAATAGAGCGCGTTGTCGGCGACGACCGCCGACCAGGTGGAGATGCAGCCCTGCTGCAGGATGGAATTGGGCATTCTTGCAAACGGAAAGGTCGCGCCGCCGGCGTTGAACCAGATTTCGGTCGTGGCGTTGCCGAGCAGCCAGATGTTGTCGTGCAGGCAGGCACAGCAAACGAGCCGGTCGTTCCAGCCTTCCTTGGCGGCAAAGTAGGTCGGGTCGAACGGCACCACGACATTCGAGGTCGTGGTGTAGAAATTGCCGGTGCCTGGCTGGGTAAAAACCATAAACGTGTCGATGAAATCGACGCGGTAGGAGCTGTAGAACGCCGGGTCGGTGATCTGGGTGAAGCCGGCGGTAACGTTGTTGACCGGCGCGTACATGCCGCTGACGCCGTCGACGATGACGACATCGGTGCCGTTGTCGACGATCGAGACGTTGAACGGGGTGCCGCTCGGCATATAGCCGCAGATGGTTGGGGTGTTGCCGCCCTGGACGAATACGATCGCGGTGCCGACCACGGCGATGACCGCACCGTTCGAGCACTGATAAAGCCCGCGCACGCGGTTGCTCGGGCCATCGGCGATCGTGCCGCTGTAATCGGAGGCGATCCGCAAGCCCGGCGCCGGATACATCGTCACCGGAAAGGGCGCGTCGGGCGGGTTCTGCTCGGGCACTAAATTGTAGCAGACCTGGGCGTTGGCGATCGGCGAGCGCGCAAGGTATGCCCCCTGATGAAGTGGAAGCTTCATGGCAGCCGCGCCTCCAGCGCCATGATGCGCGAGAGGAGATGGCCGACGGTCGACATCGGCGCATACTCCATCTCGTTGCGGTTGCGCGCATGGCCCATCGCCATTTCGCGCAGTAGACTGACCTCGTGGCGCAGGGCAATTGTCTGGGCTAGCAGCATATGTTCTTTGAGAGCGAGCCGATCGTGGTCGTCGGCCAAGGCGGCGAAGTCCTCATGCGTTGCTGCGTCAGGCTGCTGCTCGAGCCGCTGGAGTCTGCGGTTGAGGTCGTCGTGCTCGACGCCGAGCGCGGCGTGCATCTCGTCGATGCGCCGGCAGGCGTCCTCAAAGCGGCGGTTCGCCTCGTTGACCATGGTGACGAGCGCGCCGAGATGCGATAGCGGCGCCCATTCGCGCTCGTTGCGCTGCCGCGCATGCATCGCCGTGAGGTCTTCGAGCCGGGCGATGCGCTCGACGATCGCGCGCATGCGCATCTGCAGATCGGTGTTCGCCGGGTCAGGCAAGAGCGCCTGCGCCATGACCCGCTCGAGGCGGTCGGCGAGGATGGCAAAATTGCTGTTGAGGTCGGCGGCGGCGAGCCCCTCGCCCTTTTTCCAGGTCTGCAGCATCTGCCCGTTGAGGTGAGCCATAAAATCACCCCAAGGTTGTGAATGGTACGCCCGCAGCAACTTCCGGGTAAAATCCGCCCATGGGATTACGCCACCGCGGGTTGGCGGCGAGCGCGCGCGGCATCGACAAAGGCTGCAGCGCGTAGTTGGCATTTCTCATTGTATTCAAGGTCGCTCTGGCCGAGGCCTGGAGCTCCGGATCGGGCGGCAGCTTGTAGTTGACCGCGGTCAGGAGCGCGAGATTGTACATCATCGCGAGCTGACTTTCTGCCGGCAGCACCGCGTCCAGTTCCTGGCTCTGACTGCCCTCGACGCTGAAGTCGATCGCGGTCTGCCAGGCGATGTAGAGCGAGAACAGGGTTTGGACGGGGATCGGCCAGATGTAGAGCGTGGCGTTGGGGATCGTCGGGTCGTAATAGATCGAGGCCGGCCAGGACTGCAGGAACTTGAGGCGGATCGCGTCGTATTCCTGCCGGGAGCCCAGGACGTTCATCGGAAAGTCGATCGGGAAGGAGTTGGGTCCGCTCCCGACATTCTGCCGCAGAAAGCAGCTCTGGACATTGGCCGGGCGAAAGTCGCCATCGGTGACAAAGTCGGGCGTCGGGGTCGAGCCCGTAGGCCCGACCTGGTACGACATCTTGCCGACCTGCAAGGGCTCGATGGTCCAGTTCAGCCGGAACACCAGCCAGCGCTTCTGCCGCCACTGCTGCATCATCAGCTGCAGCATCATCTGCGTGTCGGCGAGATCCTGCGGCAGGGGCACCTGGCCCACGCCGAGAATCCCCGACGTGCGCATCGCCAGGGAGACGAGGTCCTGGACCAACATACAAGCAGCCCCTTCGGGCTACTTGTGCGGCCGGTAATGCGGCTCGGCGTCCTGGATGCGGCGCTGCTGCGGGTCGTACTCGCGCCGCGAATCTCCAGTGCGGGCAAAGGCCCCGCAGGGCGAGGGCGGGCGGTCCATCATCATCGCGTCGGGCAACCCCTCGCGGCCGGGCCCGGCATCGTACGAGCCGCCGCCGCGGCGGAAGCGCTCGTGCTTCTCGGTATAGGGGTCGCGGCCGTCGTGCTGAGCGTGTGCGCCGCGCATCTCGCCACTGCGGCGCTCGTCGCGCCTTTCGCGTTCACGAGCCATAATTGGAATACCTCCGTCCGATGTTGCGCAGATTGAACTCTTCGCGAAGCACCGCCCTCACCTCGTCGCGGATGACCTGGCGCAGCGTCTCGACCATGGGGTCGCTGACCGCGCCCAATGTGCCGTAATTGCTGACCGGACGCGCAGGGGCGGCGGGCGGCACCGTGTCCCAGCCTTGCCCATGCAGCGGGTCGTGCTCCTCCGGGGTCTCGACAATGCAGGTGCGGCCGTCGGCGTGGTAGAGCATGCGCGGATAGTCGCCACGCCCTGAATTGCCCGGCCGCACCTCGCTCATAGGGCGCGGCTCCGAGCCGGCGGCATCAGCAAAAGATGTTCCGGCCAGCCGTAGCTGATCCGCGCGTAAATAATCTTGCTTTTCAGCCCGAAGAGTTCAGCGGCTTTCGTAACGCTCATCTTACCCTCCGGCGTATCGATAAGTCGCTCCGTTCTTCTGTTGCCGGCTTGCTCCTTCCGCGTCGCCCAAGAACAGTTGGAAGGCTCGTAGTGACCATTGACGTTGATTCTTTCGAGCGTAAGGCCTTTGCGCCACGTTGGCCCCATGTCGGCCCAAAAGCGCTCGAAACTGGCGTTCCACTCGTCGCAGACCCTGATGCCTCGACCGCCATAGGCAGGGTAACCGTCCGTGTTCGGGTTGTTGCAGCGCATTTTCATGTAAACCCATGAGCGATACGCAGGATGCTTCATCATCCCGTGGGTTGTGCGACGCTTGGCCGACGCTTCGCGCATCAGACAGCCGCAACTTCGAGAGACCCCTCGCTTGAGGTCGGCACCGAATACCGCTCGCTCCGTCCCGCAATCGCAGACGCAATGCCAGTAAAGCATTTTGCCCACCTGGTGAGACAGCCGAGTAACGGTCCAGCGAGAGAAACGCTTGCCCGTAAGGTCGATGATTTTGGCCATAAGCTACCCCCTCTCCAGACGGAGCGAGGATAGTAGAATGGAAAGTATCAGTCATTCAAGGTATGTCCGCGACCGTCACGACCCATTCGGGCCGTATAAGCAGGCTGCCGAACAGAATATCCAATCGGGTTATAAACTGATCCGACAGCACGGCATAGTCAGTGATCATGCGCAAGCTGATGCCGTCGTAGGTCTCGCGCGCCACCTCGTGCACGCCTCTGGGCAGCTCGAGCTCGGCTGTGGCGAGCGTCACGGCTTCCGCGTAGTAGGCGAAATTGCTGCGGAAATTGGAGGAAGCGGGGGTTGCGAAGGTGATTGCCGCGCCGTTGGCCGGACTCGCCGTCACGGTCTGGAACGGCACCGGGTTGCCGCCCGAGGGTGGGGTGATCGGCGGGTAGATCGGGATGACGGTGGCACCGGCCGAGACCGGCGCGGTCACGACAAACTGCTCGAGCGTGCCGTTCGAGGTCTTGGTCGTGCGGTTGACACTGTTCACCCCGGCGATCGTCAGGACGTCGCCGACATTGAGTGGCCCAGCCAAGGCCGTGACGGTAAGCGCGGCTCCGGTCTGGTTGGCCCCGGCGACGGTCGGCGGCGCGCCGTACGCCCCCGTCGTATGCATCATCACCGTCTGGTCCATGCCCCAGTCGAAGCCGAGCGTGTCGACCGTGATGGTGCCGCGGATGTACTGGTCGGAGATCTTGACCTGGGGATTGAACAAGCCCATGAGCCCGGTGACGGTGCGCGCCTGGGTCAATGGATCCATGACGATAAAGCGGTCGTTTCGCGGTGCGCCGTTCTTGTCGAGGACCGCGCCGGCGGCGAGCCAGGTGCCGGCGGTCGGCGAGATCATCGCGCCGCCGGTATCGGTGTTCTGCACCAGGTTGGAGGCGCCCTGCATATTGAGCATGATCGCGGTGGCGACGCCGCCGGCGAGCGTGTTGACGGCAGGGGCAAGGATGCGCGCCGAGTAATCGTCGAGGCTGAGCGCGCGCTCGGCGGAGCTGAACGACACATCGACGCCCATTTGCGTCGCCAGCACCAGGGTCGTCTGCTGCTCGTTGGTGCCTTGCGGAACCGCAGTCGGCCCGGTGCGCAGCGTGTAGTCGTTCGGAAGACGAATACGCAGGTTAGCGCCAATTTTTGCGCCCGCTCTACCAAATTCCTCGTCGAACTGCCGGCCGATTGTTCTTAAAAACCAGTTGCTATTCCTAAATAGTCTTACGGCCTCACGAGTGATCATGTCTATCGTCAAGAGACTATTAGCCATTACTTGGCTCCCGGCACCCGTGCGCGGGAGCGTCAATGGCGAGCGCGCATCCGGGCGCAGCAATGGTTGGGTTGCTGGGCGGATGCCGGTGCCGAGACGGCTATGCTTTTCGGCTCGCAGCGCGTTTAGAGCCCGCGCAGACGGCGCATCCCCGAAGGGGAAGAAGGCGAAAATAAACGAGGTGCCGCAGAAATATCAAGAGATACGATAATGAAATCGCGGTATCTTATATCTCCACGCTTGGGGGAGCGTGGATTGTTGTGGAACGATCAGCCTTGGGGTCGGATGGCCGGCCCCGTCTTTTTGCGCTATGATGAGGGAAGGCTCACCCCTGGCCTCGGGCGGAAGGGTCCTTCCCCAAGGCGTCGCTGCTACAGCGCTTCCGCCCGTCACCGCCGGATCCTCGATCCGCGCTCGTCGCGGTCGCGCCGACGGATAAATTCCGCCATCGACACCTGCTCCAGCGGGCGCTCGGCGCGCGCGCTGTTGCCGCCGACCGGGCGCAGCGGCTGCGGCGCGCGGGTAGCCGCAGGTTCTCGATTCGTTTCACGTGAAACATTCAGCGGATTCGAATTATCTCGCCCGCTCATCCGCGCCAATTCGACCGCCATGCGCATCGGCGGGAGCGAGAGGATGCGCGCCGCGTTGTCAAGGTCGGTGGCGAGCTCGCGGTAGATTCGGTGGCCGTCCGGCAATGCGGTCAGCGCCGCCAGCGCGTCGGGGCGGTTGCCCCAGCCGACCGCGTCCAGGCCTCGCTTCGCCTGGTTCATCTCCTCGCCGTATTCGTCGACGCCGCGCTCCCACAGCGTGTTGCAGTCGCGGTTGAAGTCGGCCTCGAGCCGTTCGTTCTGCATGCGCTGGTAAGCGCGCTGCTCAGCCTCTTGGTCGGGGGTCGGCTGCTGCTGGCGCTGCTGCTCGCGGCGCCACTGCTCCATCTGCGCCCGCGCCTCGTCGCGCTCGCGCCTGGCCTCGTAGCGCTCGCGGGTCAGCTGGTCGATGCGCTTCTGGTAATCGGGGTCACTCTCGCGCGGCTTTCGCTCGCCCTCCTCACCAGATGCCTCTCTGTCGTCGTCTGAGGGCCGCTGAGAGGCCTCTTCTGGTTCTGGGCTATCAGAGGCCACAAACTCGCTTCGCTCGTCAGCAGGCTCTGGAGACGTTCTCTGGCGATCCTGGTTTTCAGGTGCCGGTTGGGATGACCCCGGTCCCGCCTCGTCGGCGCGGATGCGGCTCGACATGGCATTGCCCCCTGCTGATACGCAAATCAGCAAAGCCTATATCACAAGTTTCCCGCTTATGTGCCGCCGCGTCGGCGCACCTCTGCCTCGGCATGCCGCCGACGTGCGTGATGGCCGACCATCTGCCCGGCCTGGTAATGCGTCGCGAAGCCGTGCTTGGCCGCATAGTAGGCATCGCGCGCGGCTTCCAGCACGTGACGGGGATCGATGTTCGGATTGGCACGGCGCACGACTGGATAGACGTGCTGGATCCACTCGCGTGCGTGCGGTTGGTCGAACTCCTCGCCCATAACATGCTCGTGGATGTGCTTGTGGTGCTCTTCGGGGAAATCGGCTTTCGGCACCATGACGCGCTCGGAGATCGGGTTCTCGACCTCGGGCGGCGGCACCGGGGCCTGCACGCCCGGTTGCATCGCATCCGAGACCGGTGCAACCGGGGCTGCAGGAACCGCCGGAACACGCGGGATCACCAGCGCGTTGCCGATGCGCGGCGTGCCGCGGGGCACGACATTGCCCCCGGGCGATCCCCAGGGGCTGGGACCGGAGGGCGCGGTCAGCGGGTTAGCAGCCATCTTTGGCCTCCAGCGCTGCGTTCACGGCTTCGAGCTTGCGCCACAGGCCCCGCATGTCGCGCGGCCGGACGCGGTCGAGCAGCTCCACGCATTCGATCGAATGCGGCTTGCCGTCATAGGCTTCGCCGCCCAGGGTCACCAGCGCCAGGAGCAGCGAGTATTCCTCCGCCGAGAGGTTCAATCGCACCGTGTCCGGCGCGTTGTCGTTAGACATTGCTGAGCCCCGGCTGGCCGCCGAGCAGCTGGTGCATCATCAGCGGATCCATCTCGCCCTGGCCCATGAAATACCCGGCGAGTGCATTGCCGGGATCCGCCTGCGCCAAACTCGGCACATTCGCCCGCGCGAGCAGCGGGTTCGGCATCGGCACGTTCTGCCCGGGCGGCGCGAACGCCCACGCCAGTGGCGCTTGGCCGCCACCGGGCGTCATCCCCCGCTGCGCCTGCCACGCCGCCTGCTTCGCCTGCGCCTGGCGCCGCAGCTGCTCGGCCCAAGCCTTCTGATAGGCCTGGCGCTGCGCCGCAAACTGCTCGGGCAGCGAGGCTTGGCTTTGCTGGTAGGCGCTGTCGTCGAACTCGCTCATTGCGGGTCACCCACAACTGGCATGCGCTTCGCGCTGAAAGCGCTCGCGCTCACGGCACCGCCGTCCCTTGGCCGTACCACGGGCTGCGCCCCATCAAGAGCTGCCACACCGACACGTTGCCGTTGGCGCCCGCGCCCCAGCCCTGCGGGCCGGCGAGAAGCTGCTGGTACTGCAGCATCGCCGCCTGCTGCTGCGGCGAGACCGCGCTATTGCCGCCGGACATGAGGGGATTGCCAAGGCCCTGCATCCCTGCGCCCATGCCCGGCTGCGTCTGGATCGCCAGCCCCGGCGCCATCTGCGCCGCACCGGGCATTTGGCCTTGCTGTCCCGTCAGCATCTGCATCAGGAACTGCTGCTGCTGCGGGGTGAGGGTGTTCCACATCAGCGCTTGCCTTTCCGCTTGCCGCTGCGCCGCGCGGTGTTCAAGGCGATCGCCACCGCCTGGGCTTGGGGCTTTCCGGCCTCGCGCTCGGTGCGGATGTTGTCGCCGATCGCCTTGCGGCCAGTGCCCTTCTTCAGCGGCATGGTTTCAAGCCCTCAATCCCGGCACGTAAATGATCAGCGTGATCAGCAAGACCGCGATCCACGCCAGCCAGCTCGTCGCCCAGTTGAAGGGCACCGCCTGCGGCACCGGCAGCAAGGCCAGGAACCACAGGAAGAGGTCGATCACCAGCAGGATTTCCAGGATCATGGCGTCACCGCGCTCGGCATGGTGTTGGGCGGGCGCACGGGGCTCAGCGCGTTGACCATCTGCGGCGACAAGGGCATCGGCGGACCCGGCATTCCAGGCAATGTCCCAGCTCCGCTGGTCCCTTGCTGCATCGCCGCCGTTTCCTGGATCGTATCCATCAGCCCGAGATGCGAGACCGGAGCCATGCCATGCTGCTGCAGCGCATCCTGCACCATCTGCAGGATGAGCGCGCGCACCTCCTCGCCCTCGTTGTAGGGGCCGTCCGTGCCGCGCATGCTGAGCAGCTGCCCCATGCGCTTGGTCACCGCCTCGTAGGCGTCGATGTCGGTGCGCTCGTCCTTGGCCTTGAGCTTCATTTCCGCAACCGCCAGTCTTTCGCTCAGCAGCGCGACATGCGCCTGGCTGCCCTGGAGCTGCTGCTGCAATTGCTGCTCGGCCGGAGACGGCCCTTGCCCCAGCACATTCGGCGGCACCAGCCGTTGCAGCCGCTCCGCCAGATCCTCGGCCATCGGGAAATCGGCCGCCTTCATCAGCAGATCCCCCGCAACATTCATCATCGTCGGGGCCGTCGAAACAATCTGCAGGAACGCGTCAAACGCCTGCTGCCGCCGCGTCGCGTAGGCCGGACCGACATCGGCCTGGACCTCGTATTTTCCGACGCTGGGGTTGAAGATTCGCACCACCGAGGCCGCCAAAGCCTGCTGCGGGCTCGGCGGCGCGATCCCCTGCGCGTTCTGCGCCTGGTTCGGGTTCGGCTGCGGCATCGTCATCATCGCCTGCGGCAGCTGCGGGTTCAATTGCACCCGGTCGACCGTGCCGTCGGGCGCCATGATC